ATCTCGTCCATAAGCACTTTGATGTAGTGTCCCTTTTTCCAATCCGCGTGAACAAATATGGAACCGTCTCGCGCAAGGAGTTCGCGAATGATGATAAGCCGCCTACGGATGAACTCGAGGAACTCTGCCCCCACGATCTTGTCCTGATACGCCTTCTGCTCCTGGCTGCCTTGAAAGTCCTTTCTGCTGGCAAACGGGGGATCTATGTAAACGAGCTTCACCTTGCCTTTAACTTGGGAGTCGTCGCATAGCCGCTTCATCGCCTGGAGGTTGTCGCCAAAAATCAGTCTGTTGGTCCATTCTGGCGTTGGTTTGCCCTTCGGCAGGTTGAATGTCCTTACGGGCTGGAGCGGAACACTCCAAGTTTCAGCGATGATATCTTCAACGCGCTCTTTTACGCGATAGACGAGCTCATACTCGATTTTCTCGGGAGGAAAAAGAACGTGCTTGTAGTCATCTGGGAGATCCTTCTCTTTGTCCAGGTACGACTTGATTTCCGCGATTTGCTCGCGCGTCAACTTCGCCATGGTTACCTCTTCCTCTTCTGTTGCTTGGCGAGTTCTTGTTTGAGTCCGATGAAGCGACGAACCAGGAACGACTGCGGCGCGCTTCCCGTTCCACCAGTAGTTCGCGGTGCTGAATCTGAGGTCAACTCTCTGAGCAAACTATTTTGGGGTGAGGTCTGGGCGTTCTCGAATATCATTGATGAGCGCAGAGATGTCCTCATTCTTCGTGGCGGCACCTCGCACCTTCGTTCTGCGAACGCGCAGCAAGGAACATTTTGGGTGATATGGTATCCCACACGGCGTGCCTCGTCCACGGGGGATTCCGAAGAGAGAAAGACCCGACGCGAGGACACGCCGGGCCTTATTCGTGTTGCTTCTCTGGCCGTTCAGGCCATGACGGCCCGCAGACGGTTCGAGAGCGACCCGCCCTTGTTCCCGATCTCCTCCTTCGGGCCCAGGTGCTTCTCGGTATAGGCGTATGCGGCCTTGTTGATGGACCCCTTGACGACCGCCAGCGGAATCATTTCCTCGGTCTTGGGTTGGCCCTTGACCATCACGCGCACACCCTTCTCGGTCTTCTCCACGAGGAAGGAAACCTTCTCGGAAACGTTGGCGCTCCGCCGACCTCCTTCGTACTCGCACTCAAGCCCATTCTTCCGGCAAGCCTCCCGGTACGGTGCAAGCGCGACCCGAAAGGCATCCTTCGCTTCCGCGACCAGGCCGTGGGCCTTGTCGACAAGCGCCTTCGCCTCGGCCTGGGCCTTCTCCAGTTTGTCATTGGCCTCCTCGATCTTCGAGCGGAGCGTGGCCAATTCCTCCCGCGACACCTTCGGCTCCAGCTTCGCTCCCTCGGCGGGTTTGGCCGCTTTCGCCGCCGCCTTGCCGGGCGTGGCCTTCTTCTCCCCCTTCACCGTCTTGTCCACGGGAACCTTCTTCTCGGCCACCTTCTTGCCCTTTGTCTTCGCCATCGTCGTGATCTCCTTTCCGGTTTTTTTGGATGCGGCTCCACACCGCCCCTTTCAGGGCTGACATGAGGGCAGGCTGTCCGGCATCAATCAAGTTCTTTCTGACGCTACCGAGGGAAATGCCAGGCCGGAGGAAAGGCGAACTGGCTGTACTTCGTGAGCGAGAGGTGGATGACGATGTACTGGGGATTCATCGACACACCTACAAATAAAAAATCCCGCCAGGCGGGATCGATGGGAATCTTTATGGGGCTATTCCTGTTTGTATTTACCACCCCACCGTTGTAAATAGAGATTGCAGCGTAGCGTTTCTCTTCAAGTTATACCGCAACATTCCAAAGGCCAACGATCTGAATGTAGCCGAATACACACACTCCGCTTTAACTATATGAATCGGGATAAATGCATATGCATAATTATTCTGCGTAGTAATCGGTTGGAACGTATACGATAATCCCAAATAAAAGTCGTCTGTAAATATAGCTGTTCCATTTACATCGATGGCAGAAATAGTGTCGAGACTTCCAGCGCTCTTGTCATTAAAAAATATCCAAGTATCATTGTAGGCCACTCCTCCATCTACAGGACCTACCATGCAGCATTTAGAGTTTTTGTTCGCTTGCCCGACAGTTCCATAACTTGTAGGTCCAGCCAACACAGTACCGGAATAACTAACAGCAATAAAATAAGTCGCTCCCGTGCTGTATAGCCGATAGACAATGGACATTGACGAGCCGACACCGCCCATTCCTATAATCTGGTATCCACTCGCCCCCGGATAGTTGACATTAGTCGGCCCGCTATTCCATGCGCCGGTGGTTTTAGTTATTCGTCCCGCATGGATATCATTAGTGTTCCCTTGATCGAAAAACACGGCCTGATCGTAAGACGAGTCATACCTTTTTATCATCGGAAAATAATGCGTTCTCGTTGCATTATTCTCCACTAAAGTCATCGCTAAAGACCAAGTTCCTGAATTTATATTGTACCTCCCATAATAAAGTCCGTTGGATGTACCGAGTATTATGCTTATTTCATAAGCAGCATAATTCTCGGTAAACGAAAGTCCATGGATTGTCCCGCTTGGGGTATATATATCCGTCAAATCCTTAATGACGTTCCCGGCCTGTCCTTGGACTGCAATCCAGAGATGGCCGTTACTGTTCCGAATAGCAAGAAACACCTGCCCATCAAAACAGGAATATGAGTATCCCAATCCTGAATCATTTACTGTACCAAACGGCCAACGGATAGGGTATGCGACCTGTAAAACGTCCATCGCGTCGATCTTCATGTACTTCTGTTTCAGCGTATCGCCCTGCTCGAACGTGATATTCCCCGCGGAATCCTTGAACCTCGCTCCGTAGGCCCCGCTTCCGAGATCACCGATCCTCACCCGCTCCACGGAGCCGCCGTCGTACTGGACGATGGCCGGACTCGCTTGCGTAGCGGAGAAGTCCGTCGTGGTCGTGGACCCGAAGATGTCATGCGTCACGATCCGGAAATAGATCGTCCCAGGGACACCGGCGCCTCCGAAGTCCGTCCGGATCTGGTCGTAGGTATAGGTGAACCCCGGGCTTTGCAACTCTACCGTCCGCTTCAGGGTGGTCCTGCCGGCGTCGGAATAGATCGTCAGGACCCATTTCGAGAAGTCGAGATCGGGGGACGCCCCCCATTTCACAATGCAGTCCCGGCCTATGTAGTCCGTCGTCACGCTCGGAGCTGTGGGAGCGCCGTTGGTGAGGGTCTTCGTGGCAAACGTGTTCGAATAGTTCCCGCTCGTGTCGATCGATTTCAGGTAGAAGGTGTAGGACGCCGCCGCCGCTTGCATCCAAAAGAACGTCCCTTTCCCGAGGTACAACCGGTTCGTCGCGTTCCCCCAATTCGTGTCCGCCCGCAATTCGTAGTTCCCGAGGTCTGTGTCGGGGATCGGAGACCAATTCAGGACCACCCGGTCGGTGAAGGTACAGGTCGCGGCAACGAACGCCGGGGCAGTCGGCAATCCAACCTTTCCGGTAGGTGCGATGTAGGCGTACGCGCCGGATGGGAAGAACCGAACGCCGTTGATCGTCCGGATGACGATCATCACGCTCCAGAGGGTCGCCTCCTTGACCGGTCCGATCTCGTACACCCCGGAGCGCGTCTCGCCGTACATGACGTACTGATTGGACCCGGAGGAGCAATCCCTCAAGTAGACCTCGTATGCCGCCGTGTACGGATAGTTGGAAGGCTCCGCAAACGTCACCCGGATCCATGAGGACCACGTGCCGTCTTTCAGTTGCCGCCAGAACTCCGTGAGCGTCAACCCCGTCACATCAGGAGGCGGCCCGTAGGGGTGTGTCCCCGGGCTGGTTCCCTGATCGGCGATGGCAGTCGTCTGAGGATCGTCGATGTAATTCGCCGCGTTGTATTCGATCAGCGAGAGGGTCACGGTTTCCGAGGCAATCACATCGGAAACTTCCACAACGCGGAACTCCTTATCCGTCCACCCCGCCGCCGGATGCGTGACGGTGATCTTGTCGCCCGGCTCGAGGATTAACCCTTGCAGGTTCGTCCGGAACATCGACTTAATGCTGCTGCCGATCAGCGCGGCGTGGGTCCTCGCGATCCGCTCCACCACGTCGATATTGTTGCAGGAGTACAGTTCTAGGGTCAGTTCCCGCCGATCGGTATCCGCGCCCGGAAGGTCCACGAGGTAATCCTTGACCTTCCAGGTCTCCATCGGGTCGATCCACTTCGCGCGGATGCGGGTGGGGATCTCCGAGATGCCCGGGATCTGCCATGAGAACGACCCGTCGATGATGTTATTCGTGCCGTCCTCGAGGCCGCCCGACTGGAACGACGCAACCGTCGTCTCCGGCTTGTCGATCTTCACTTTGTAGTACCCGCCGGAGTAGATCAGGAACCCGCGGAACTGCGACAGGAGCGACCGGATGGAGTCCAGAACGGACCCGCCGTCGATAGCAAAGTAGTTCGTCAGGAATCTCGGGCCGGAACCCGTCTGGTATGAAACATGGATCGGATCAAGCCGTGGGGGGCCCAGTCTCCAAGTGAATATCATCCGCCCGGTTGAATAGTTGATCGTCCCGGAGCCACCAAGAGAACCCGCGAGCGCTCCAAGACCGTTATCCGCCACCGTTTCGTCAGCGGACGAAAATGATATCGACCCGGGGACGATCGGCGCATAGAGCAGATAGTCGTCCATCTTCCGCCAACCGTCTCTGTATGTGATCCACCACGCAGACTCCGACATCCCTTCTTCAGAAGGAAAAGAAGGAGCCGCCGTCAACGTCAGGAGATTCGTGCCGTAATTGATCGTTCCGGCAAACCCGCCACCGGTGATGTTCCCCGCGCCATCGTCGTACCCTGCTCCCCCGATCTGCAACGTCCCGGGACAGACCTTTCCCCATCCGAGAGTCATGTATCCAGTTTCCGAGTACATAATTTCAGTATGCAAATCAGCCCAACCATACCGCAAGAACTCGGATACGCTCAGAGGGGTGCTGCGCGTCACCACCTGATCGGCGTAGTTGGCGGCCTCTCCGATGGCGATGTCGTCGATCTTCGTCTCGGGGATCCCTGCTCCGAACCGGTCGTCTGTCAGAATGTCCCGCAGCTGCAGGACACCGTTTTGCGTCCATTTCGTAGCGAGATCCCTGGGGTCGTACACCTTCCTTCCGCGGATGATGAAATTGACCTGGGGAACCCCCTGGAACAAGTTCTGGTCGTAAATCAGTTTCAGGTACACGACGGCCGTGTTCGGATAGGTGTCTTCGAAATCTGTATCGATCGCCTGAATTTCGGAGAACGGCGTCTGGACGTTCGTCCCCAGCCGGTAACTCATCGCAAAAACCCACAGGTAGGGAGTGTTCAGGATCCCGCCGTTTTCCGTTTGGCCATCCCAAACCAGCGTGTCCCCGAAATACATCTTCTCGATCGCGTCGATCTCCCCTTCGCACAGCCCAAGGACACAATGCAGTTCGTTGTTATTCGCCCCGACCGGCTTCATGTAGAGGTAATTCCCGCCGATCAATTGCCACCCGTAAATTACCGGGATCGGAACCTGAGAGGATCGCGTATTCGCCTGAAGCCCCGCGGTGACGCTCTGCGCCCGGGCCAGTTGCTCCGCCATCTCCTTCTTCGCTATCTGGTTGAGCAACATCGACCCGCCGGCGGAGAGAGCGAGGACGCTGCCGAAATACGCAAGTTTCGCCCAGGCACCCATTCCCGCCGGGGCGAATATCGTCAGGACGATCGCGGCAGCGATAGCGACGTATCCGAGGATTTTCTTGGCGTCACCCAACGCGCAGTCCCCCGACGAACGAGTTCTTAACGAATCTCCATGGGATCATCACAACGCCGATCTCCTTGAAGGAGGTGACGACCTTCCCGTTGCCGAGGTAGACCCCGATGGAATAATCCGGGACGAGGGTTTTCTCATTCTCCCCGAACACCACCACGTCCCCCACCTGCATGAAATCGGAATCGACCTCCTTGGCCGTGAGGAGAGGGACCCCGTACAGGATGTCGATGATCTTCCAACACGGGACTTCAGAATGAGGTTTCCCTATAAGCGGTTGGATCCGCTCAAACATCATGGCTTCGGTCATCAACGCCACACCTTGATACCGACGTGCTGCGTTGTAGGAGCGGCCGCCGGAGCCGTCCTTCCCCACCACAGGGGGGAGGATTCTAGTTTAGGAAGATGCCGGAACCCGGAGAATCTAGCCTGATTCGACAGCGCCTTGCATCGCTCCCAAGTTAGGTTGCACCATGCCTCCGCGCCGGCGTACCCACAGCCCGTGGATTTGAACACCCACGCGCACGTCGCCTGATATTGCCTACCGGGAAGGGACTTCTGCCAGTACGCCAGATCGGTTCGTACGGTCACGGTGATCGTCGCCGTATGTGCGTCCTCTTTCCCGGTGATATCGTCCATCAGCCCGTCGAACACGATGAACGGGACGGTGATCGTGTAGTCGTCGGAGAGGAACACCCGGCGGATCACGGCGCGTTTCCCGGCGAACGGCTCCGACAGCAGCAGCGCGGAGATTTCCCGGGTGACGTTCGACAGCACGAGGGTCACGTCATCCGTCAATCCAACGGAGGATTTTTTCACCTCGCCGATCTGAATCGGAAAGGGGTAATAGGTATTCCCTCCGTACAACAGAGGGCGGTCGCAGTTCGTGAAATACTGCGTTGCCGTGAGGTAGAACTCGAACAGGAGGGCCGACCGGGTGAAGGCGGCCTGTGCCTGGGCTTGAGCCGCCGGATCAATGGTGATCGTCATTTCACCGGATCTCCCGTCATGGGATCCCAACCTCCGAAGGTGTGCGCGGGGTTCGTGGAAAGAACGGTTTCCCCGACCACCGGAGCCTCGCCCATCCCGATGATCTTCTTCCCGCCCTTCCCGTCATCCACTTCCTGCGCGGTGATGAGTTCGTACACGGCGGGGTCCTTGATCGCGACCTCGTTCAGTCCCGCACCCAGGAACTCCGGCTCGGCCGCGATCGCCGCATGGGTCTCGTCGTCCACGACAGCCGCCCACACGGGAACCCCTGCTCCGTCGTCTGGGGTCTGACAGATCGGCTGATCAATCCGCTTTCCTGCGACCTCGACGTAAGCCATCGGAGGACCGAGGATGGACTCCACGGTGATCGGCTTACTCTTTACGTACACAAGTTTCGGCATGGCACCCCCCTTCGAGAGCACAAAATGAAAAAGGCCCCGAAGGGCCTTTTGTTCGCGGCAGTATTTCGCCTTTTTTTATGCGGCTGTCGTGATCGCCTGCATATCCGCGTCGGTGAGGACGCGGTTGAAAACGATGCAGGACTTGAGGTGGCCGAACGATCTTCCGAGCGTCCCCGCTGATCCGTAGGAACCCAACCGGAGATTCGTCGTCAGGCCCATCGCATTACTGAACCGGCCATCTACGACGACGGCCCCTCCATCGACGGATGTCTTGAATATACCTGAACCCCACGCGGCCACGATCTTCTGTCGGGCATCGAGCGTGAGTATGGATCCAACGTACATCGTCACTCCGTCGAACCCCACCATCCTGGTATTAGGAGCGACATATGCTTGGTACAAAACCGTGTTGGCCACTGAAGCATTATCGGAGGCAAGGAGGGCTGCAGCGAGTGGCTCCATCGCATCGAACTCCATGAAGGCCGAACTGATCGCGTTGTCAAAGTTACCGCTTCTCTGAATCAGCAGGTCGTCCTGGTTCCTCGTTACCGCCGCGCTGGTTGTGGGGATGTAGGAGGAGGGATAACTCCCCTGCTCGAACTGCCCTCCCCATAGTTCAACACTACCAATATCGGCGGTTCCGACGACGGCGTACACCGACGCCAATGTCGAATTATTGTTCTGCGTTGTCAGCCAGATTCGATACCACCCGTTCGGGTAAGGAATCACGCCATAATTGATGGGGGTTTGACCCTGCCAAACGGAAACCGATCCGGTAGAGAACGTGATTTCAATGCCGACATTTGTTGGGGTGCCTCCGGACGGATACACAGTGAAAACAAAATGATCGGCACTCCCGGCCTTGCAAAAAATGGATGCCACATATTGAAGGGAATTGGCAGGGATGCCTATGCCCTGCATTTTCCCTCTGGTATCGACCATGGTGGTGTCTGTTATCAAACAGGAGGTTTGTGTCCCGTCCGGTGCTATCCCATAATTTTGCGTGAACGGATCCGCACCGTGAGACGTCCATTGTGACAAATCCCCGCTGTTCAGCGCGAGATTCGTCCTCTGCCCCTCGATCAACACGCCAAGGGGAGAGTATGCCGGAGAAGAGCCTGACTTCGCGTAATGGGTGGGGGAGGAACCTATTTCGAGTTGAGTGCCCCAAACATACACCCCCTTTGTGACATCTCCAGCGTAGGTCTCTGTGCCATCATCTTGCTGCAGAGTGACGTAGAGATAGATTGAAGTGCCATTTGGAGTGTCGCTCATGGAACACCTGTACCAC